GTATCGCCCTGTTGGTTCCGTGAAGGGTCGAAGTCAACCGCACATCCGTAGCTGTGCATCGAGAGCGCCCACCCGTTCCTCATCTGCCGGAACACGTACCCGCCGCCGTACAGATTCAGCCCCCACTCGTCGATCTGGTCCTGGCTCTTGCCGGCCGCACTCCATATCACGGCCAAGATACGAGAGAGGGAATCAGCACACCTCCGGTTGACGCGAATACTCTTGACCCGCTGCCCATCCCATGCGGTCACCATTAACCACGGGACAGGGACGGAAACGATATACTCACTCTCAAAATTGGAGAGCCGAGGGAAGCCATAGAAAATGTGGCAGTCTGATTGCTTCGGCCAGTTATTCATGATCGCGCTCCGATGGTTTAAGCATCTCCGGGTCCGGTCCATCTCCCGGCGGTTCGTTGTTCGTGCAACATTCGCATATCCGGCCATTCAGGGGGCATCGGGAGGAATCTTTGCAGGGCATGATGTTTGACTCCTTTCAACTATTTTTAGGTCCGGCGGTGGCAACTTGACGAAACCGCCGTCCCTGACCCTTTCCGTGAAATCCAGATACCAGAAAAACAATTCATCCCGTTTCGCCTTCACCTCTTCCAGCTCCGCAAGTAATTGCCGCTTCTCCGCTTCCAGATCCTTTATCTTACGTGCCAGGTATAGGGGCATGATTGCCCTCCGCGTCAGTACAACAGGTTGACCGTCCCGCCGGAGTCCTTGAATTTCAGTTTGTGGTCGGCACTGTCAACGAAGAACGAACCGCTAGGGGCATTAGCTACCGCAATTTCTGCCAATATTACTGACCCGGCCTTTACCCCTGTACCTCCAATCTGTAGGTACCCTGCCGCACCCATCCTGATAAAACATCCATTACTGGTAGAGTTGTTCATCATCCACACATCATTCCCTGATGCGTAGATTTTTGAGTCCGTAGCGGCATCGGCAAGGCTGGCGGGTGACGCGCTCAAGATCACATTTCCAGCCCTTATTTGCTGAGTGACTACATTGTATGGCAATCCACCAGTGGTGCCGCCGGAAGTTTTTGTAGCATCTCCCCACAACATCGATTTGTTGAACGTTACGTTGCCGATCAAGACGTTGGAAGGATAACTACGCGCCGCCGCATTGCATTCCACCGTGGTATCAGTTGCACTGCCTCCATACGATCCGTCAATGATTAAGCCGCCAGAAATAGAGTCATTGATGCTGTCAAGATAAACATGCCCCTGCCGATCTCCTCCGGTGTCTATCCATCCAGCATGAGAAAACAATTTGATACCGCCGCTCAGGTACACGGAATATGCCCCGGTGTAGTTCCTGCCGGTCATGTGGTAGTCAATGATGCCGAGGTCGGTAACATAGGTCGAGCCATAAACGGCCCGGTAGTTCGCTCCCCAGGCATAACTGCTATCAAACATGGACAACTTGATGCCAGTGGAAGCCCTTGATGCCGTTGAAACGATGCTGATGTTGTCACCGCCGAAGCCAATCACATCAAAATCGGTGCCGTGAACTGATTCGGCACCGTTTATCTTGATGCCATCGTTGCCACTTATTGCGCCAGCGGCGGCAGACTGCACCGAGAAGCCCCGGAACGATATAGCCCTGACGTAGTTTGTGCCGTCACCGATTTGCAGACATGGTGAAGCCGTAGAGTAGGATTTCAGTATTGTGCCGCCTACGCCTCCCTTTGCCGCTGTGGATGATCTCCCGGCCCCTCTGATGGAGATGTTGCATTGAGCTACCACGACGTTCTGAGCGTAGGATTTCGCCTGATATCGCAGGATGCCCCCGGCTGTCAGCGAGGCAATAGCCGCTTCAATAGCGTCAGAGTCGTCCGTTGTGCCGTCTGCTGCAGCGCCAAACCATTCCGGGTAGGCTTCAGTGAGACCCGCAACCGCGCCGGTTCCCGCGAATGCCTGGTAATTTCCTATCCGGGGCTGCACTGTAAAGGTAAGGGTGTGTCCGGTCGTTGTGATAATGCCGCCGGGACGGATATCAAGCAGCCTATCAGCGGGCCATGCCAGATTACCGGAAAGAGAAACCGCCGAATCCACGATAACGGTTTTATCCCCGCCCCAGGAAAGCGCCGCCGCTGTCGCGAGACTTGCCACTTCAACATGGAAACCGTTTGGATTAAATACCCTGATCGCCATTTCTACTCCTTATACCGCTATCCCGTTCGCAATGAGAGCCGCCCGGAGCTGGTTGATTAGCGCGATTGCCGACGAAAGATCCGTACAGTCTGAATTTACCGAATACGCCGCTTGAGGTGTTTTCCCGTTGCACCCGAAACTACCCACGGTAAACGCCTGAGACGAGCCAGGACCAGCAACAGGCGATTTTGTGTCATCGTATACCGTGATATTTGCGGACCCGTCAAACGACACCGTATTGATAGTCCGGGCCGTCGCCAGTTTCGTGGCCGTTGCCGCATTGCCGGTAGTGTTCTGATTCAGCGTCGGGAAAACTGCGGGGTCAACATCCTCCAATACTGTCGCATTTGGCAACATAGGATCAGCTGCCAGGACGATGATTTCACCGTCACCGAGCGCCGCAATCTCCCCGGACAATTCCAGTGTTGCCCCGTGAACCTCTACCGCATCAATCCCCCATGTTTCCTCAAGCGGCACAGTCATTGCCGTTTGATCGCCGGTGTTATCGCCCTCAACGCTCGTCGTGAGAGCAATCGTCATCACCTGAGATGTTGACTCATCCGTGATTGTTAGATGGTCGGTAAACGTCCTGATAGCCAGATATCGCCCGATTCCGTCTGAGTTGGTAACCAATATGCGCGTGTCGATTCCGGCCATTTATCGCCCCACTACCACCCAATCGGTGCCGTTTGATTGCAGCGTCACTGTTTCACCCTGCGAGTACAGCGCATACACGGACCCGATGATGCCGAGATAAGACGTTGCGTCAACCCGCCGAAACAACAGGAGTTGGCCGGCACAAGTTGTGGCGTTATGCAGGGTGATAGTCACGTCCGCTACCGTCGCGTCAATCTCAATCGTGTAATCATCGGTGGTGGTGGTATAGTCTGCCGTTTTCTCCGCAATCGGGCGCTCAACAAGGGCCGAGGTATCCAGCTTCAGATTCATGTCGGCTTCGACAGCCTCGATGAAGTTGTTAATTTTCGTCGCGTACTGCGTGTCTCCGGTAACGGGCTTGTATGAACTGTAGTCAACGGCCATCTATATTTCCTCCATCGTCACGCCAGCTTCAAACCGACCCCACGCGGGATGCTTCATTTCCGGGATGGTGACGAATTTACATGCGGCCATGTAATCCCGCTCGATATCGCCCCCGGCTCCAGGATTGAATGAGATGAAGAAGTCCAGCCGGAGGCCGAGTTTTCGGATAATCTCCATGAAGTTGCCGCGATCTGTCTCGTCCATGGCGTCGAAGGAACAGGAATAAGCGCGGTAAGGGTAATATCCTTCCGTCCGAAGGCTCCCGCCGTCTGTGCGGACCTGCTTTGACGCCTCTTTCCACCACATGCTCAAGCCGTAAGCGTCGTTGACGGTCGGTGACCAGTATTCCCCCAGGTAGACCCTGCCGATTTGCAGGTAGCCGTCAACGTTGTTGGTGTCCACGATGTCAATCGTAAACGCTACGCCATTCGCTACGGACGTAAACCATACAGGGAAATACTCAGGGGTCCCGGACAGGATGCCGGTAGCCAGCCATGGGAGGACGCCCCACTCAAGCCCGCCGTTTGGTGATGCTGCAGGATCTCCCCATACTTGCGGAGTCCAGACGGGAAGGGCGGTCGAATCATAGACTGTGGTAGTTTTCGCGTAATCAGAATAGAGCCGAAGCCGTACCGTTGCCGAGCCGGTCAGGTTGTGGCCAACAATGCACATTGCCGAAACCGCCCCGGAATACTCCCCAGATATCGTCCATGAGGTCGAAGATGTTTCCCGCGCAAATGAACCGCGCCGGGCAAGCTGGATATTACCGACAGGCATTCCAGTAGCACACGCCGGAGAAGACGCCAGGTTTGCAGCGCCATCAATGACATTGGTGTGGATGATCCGCATATTTGCCATATCAGCCCCAAAGGGTGAGCGTCACCCGGCGATTGATGATTGATTCGGAGATGCCCACGACATAGACCTGTTTTCCCGAACCGAGCCCATAGCGGGGGTGTGTCAGCGTTATCACGTCGCCCAGGTTGACCGTCAGGGGGAGGGTAATACATTCGGCGGTGTAGGTCGTTCGTACCGGCCCATTAAGTGCCTGCTGCCGTGCCGCTTCCGTTACCGCGTCAGCCCTCAATACAAGGCACGTCTGTTTTGCGTCCGGTTCCGCTGCCAGTAGGTGAGCGGTTTTGATGGACGGATCTGGTTTCTGTGCATACCGCCATTGCTGCGCGTAAATCGCCCGGTCCGCATCCGTCACGGCTCCGCATACGTTCTCCTGCGGCGTATAGTTGCGAAGATATGCGAGGCGGGTAGTTTGGCAAGGGACGGACTGCTTGACAATTTTCAGGCCGCCCTGAACGATGTCATCAGCGGTCAGGGTCATCGAGGATGCGCCCGGCACGTTGTCGAGTTGCCCGAATACGAGCCGCCCATCTCTGCCGGGGACATAAAAGCCGCCCACGGATTTGATCAGTTCGTCAACCACGTCAAGCGTGTTGCGCCTGCTGTTGATGTAGATGCCGCACCTTTGCGGGGCCGCGACGATGAAATCCCGGAGGCTTGCGCTGTCGATGCCCGTAACGGGTAGGTCCGTCTGCTGAATCAGGATATACCGAATGATGCGCCCGATACCCTCCACGAATACGCCGCCAGAGGTCGCCCCCTGCACGTCGCATGTCACGGTCCCTACGGGTTTTGATAGCAGGGTGAAGCGTCCCGTGGTGAGATCCGCGGTGAACTCAATCGGGATGCCATTGTCGCGCACCTCCACGATGCTCTGAATAGGCCCATCATGCACCTGGTAGACAAGTAGGGCGGTTGACAGGCATTTCGGAGAGATGTTGAAAACCTCGCCATAGCACAGCGGGATCACGTCGCCGGTTGCCGTTGCCCCGCCGGTGTATTCTGCCGTCACCCGGCCTACCGCTGCCGTGTCGAGGGTGAATGTCGCCGGGTTGGTTGCGGGGCTTGTCGTGTAATCGGAGGGGTCCAGAAGCACACCGTTGTCATATACGGCGTCGATACTGGTTACTGCATCCTCGCACACTTTGTAGGTAGTCCCGCTGACAAGAGTGGGGTCACCGATAAGCCGATACTGGATCGGCGTGTTGAGCGCCCACTGATTGTCTTTGATGCCCATCTTGATCTGGTTCGCGTTGGGGACGGAGATCCCGGAGATCGTCCCGGTCATTACCGACTTGAACCACGCACGCGGCCATGTTTGGTCACCGAACAGAATTGAAACGCTGCGCCCGTCCCACCCATACCCGAGCCATGCATCCCGGCTGAATTCCGAGTTATCAATGATGATGTCGCCCCAGGAAGGCACCGTGTAGCCCTGGAGCGCGTCACCGAGAGCGCAAGAGTATTTCGGGATGTCGAGCACCACATCCTGATACTCAGTATTCGCCGGGGTGTCGGAGGGCTTTGAAACAAACGGCATTGAAGCAAGGTACGCGGTTTGCTCCCCGCTGTTGTAGTATTTCGCCTCCACGAGTAGGACTCTTTGTGCGTCCTCCTTTTTGAGCCATGCGAGGTATTGAGCGTCAGTAATTGCCATCAGGCCCTCGCCACTGCCGCAAACGTCCCGGCCAAAGTATCCGCGCTGTTGTCCGTCGCGTTGACGATCTTCTGTGCATTCGCGTCGGCATCCTTCCGCATGGCTGCGATTTCGGCCCGGAGTTCAGCGATTGAGTTGACCATTGCCATTGTGCCGGCTGCAATCGCATCCTGTACCCGCGTAATCGCGTCAATCTGGCGCTGCACGTTGTCGAGGGTAATGTCTCCGCTAATACCGGCCACGTCTGCCAGTGTGCGGGTAACGGTTTCATAGATTTTCGTGTAGCCGGTCCCGCTGCCGAACATCTCACGCGCTGATGTAAGGTATGATTCCGCCAGGCCGGGAAGGGCGGTCGTGTTGCCGGTGGATACCGCGCCGTTCCATGCGCCCTGCTGTTGGAACAACATCTGCGACGGGGTAAGGGTGGAGAAGGAGCCGCCCAGGATGTTCTTGAGGGCTTCCGCTGCACTCATGGCAGTATCGAGAAATGCGGTTCGCATCTCCTCGCTTGCCGTTGCCGCGGATTCCGTCATCAGGGCGAAGGCTTCTGACACGCTCATCAGGGCCGCAAAGGTTGACGCCCCGGCTTCCGTGGTCACGTCGAGGGAGTTCACGAGCCCGATAAAGTCTGTGCGCGTTTTCGGAACTGCCCGATCCATCTCCGCGAAGGCTACAGACACCTGTCGGGTAGCCTGCGCCGCCTTCATTGCTTTCTGTTCCGACTCCGTGAACATGCTGGTGAAGTAGGTATCAATCGCCTCGTTGAATTTATCAGCGCCGCCCATCAGGTTCTGCAGGTTGTCGGCTGCATCGGCCCCGGCAAGGGTGGAGTTGATAAGCCCGGCACCGATCAGGGATAGCTTTTCGTTGACGTTCTGAAGCGCGGAGGCGAGGCGAACGAGGGCGTCGAAGGCGCTTTCCCCGTAATAGGTGAAGTCCTTCAGCCCGGTCACCGTTTGCCCCATGGCATCTGCGGCCTTGCCGAACCACTTTTCAAGGTCTTTCTGGATATCTTCAGCCGAGCGCCCCGAGGTCTTGATTTTGCCAGCGGGGAGGATTGCGCTTTCAAGGTTGGCGTCCGTACCCATCACCGTTGCTGCCCTGACGATGGTAGCCCGGATCTGCTGCATGTAGCTGTCGAGGGCTCCGGTCAGGCCGGGGTCAAGAGCAAACTTCTCCGTGCTGTGCTTGTCGGAAGTGAACCACCCGCCGTCTTTCTGTTTTTCAAGGTAGCCCATCGAGGTCATGGCTGTGCCGGTCCCGCCGAGCTTTAGGCCCTGCGCCTTCGTGTACCACTCGTTACCGAAGCCGAAGAACATTTTCAGCGTGGTAGTAACGAGGCTTCCGAAGCCGTTTATGAGGCCGGAAATCGGCTCCACCAACTTCTTTGCGGAGTCTTTCAGACTGTTCCATGACTGGCTGAAGTTTGACCCGGCGGGGTTGATATATTCCCCTTGCGTGATAGATCCACTCAAGAGTTTGGCCCGGTCGGAGGAAAAGAGATCCGCGATGTTGGTGAGGCCGTCCGATACTTTGTTGAGCGCAAGCGAGGCGTTGTCTGCTGATGCCGCAAGCGCCTGTAATGATGCTTCTGTCTGGTTATCGCCCACCGAGGTATACGGAGCGCTGATGGAGCCGCCCACCGAGCCGCCGCCTGCCGTGTTCCCGCCGCCGCCGGAGAAGCCGACCGAAACCGAGCCGACGGACCCGGCCCCGCCTCCGAAAGTGGTTGACGCAATTTTTGCGATCTGGATGACGCCAGCCGCCGCCGCACCAGCCGCCGCGACAATGGCGAGGGGGTAGGGCTGCACCGTGGCGAGGGCGTTCATCACCGCCGCCGCCGTACTCATCACCGCAGCCGCGATGTTGAAGGCTTTGGCAGTCTCAAACCCCTTCCGGCTGGTCTGATCCTGCGTGTCAGCCAGCGCCGTAAACAGCCCCGCCGCTGTGCTGGCGTAGTTGGATACCATCGAAAGTTTTGCGCTGTTCTCTTCGGCTGCGATCTGTTTGGCTTTCTGCGCCTGTTCTGCATCCAAAGTGGCGCGTTGCGACATTAACGCCTTGTACGCGTCTGACTGTTCCTTGCCCGACGCCTTGTGTATCTTGAGACTCTCGTTTATTTTTGCCCGCTCAGTGTCGTAATACTTGACCATGGCGGCCCGCTGCCTCTCATACGGATCTTCAATCATGTTGATTTTCATATCAGCCGTTGAGGACAGCACGTCTTTGAGCTTAAAGAAGTCGTTAATATAGGCGTCTATCGCGCCCCCTGCCTCATCCTCCCCGAAGGCCCGGTTGATGTCATAGATGCCGTCCGAAAACTGCTTCTCCTTCACTATCGCCGGGTCAAGCGCCGCTACCATATCCCTTACCGAGCGGTTCCAGTCCTCAACCTCCTGCTGCGCTTGGGCAAGGTTCGCGGCTTCCTCTTCGGCGGTTGCCAGTGCCTTGAATTCCTTGCTGGTGGCGTCAACCTGCTTCTGGACCTCGATAGCCTTCAGGTGTTCAGCCCGGAGCTGCTGCAGCAACACGATATCCGCGCCCTTCTTGTGCATGAGGTCTGTGTACTTGTTGTCGATGTCGGAAATCTTCTTGGCGTACTCATCCAGGCCCGGCGTCAATGCGTCAACCTCTTTGCGTAGGTCGGCGTAGGTCTTGCGCCATTGCTCCGCTTCTCGTGCGGCTTTGTCGGCTGCGCCTTTGCCGTCTTTCCCTGCTGGCGTGACGGGCTTATTCTGAGATTGCCGAAGGAGTTCAGCCGCGGTGTACCCGGTAGAAGTCGGGCGCTTATACCGATTCTCGATTTCCTGGTACTGCTGCCATCCGGCCTCCTCCGCGTTGGCCGCGCCCTGCTTGTACTGCGCCCTGCCTGATTTAGTCATCAGTCCGAACCATCCGACCTCTTGCGCCGCCGATATCTTGCCCATTGTGACGGCGTAGGAAACGGCAAGCTGTTGAAACGCCTTGATTGCGGTTCCTACCATCTCGATCACGGGCCGGAGGGATGACAAGATATCGCCCATGGCGGGCATGAGGGCCGCGCCGACAGCCGCTTTCGACTCAAACAGGGCGTTATTGAAACGGTTGATTTCAGCCTGTGCGGATTTCGCCGCCTCAACCGCTGCGGCTCCGTAAGTCTTTTCAAGTTCTGCGGCGAGCTTAGGGAGGAGGTCGTCAGCCATGACCTTGCCTGCCACGAGGTTCTTGTCCAATTCGGCGGTGCTCATCCCCATGGCTTTTGCTGCCATTAAGAACGCACCCGGCAAACGCTCCCCGAGCTGCCCGCGCAATTCTTCAGCCTGAACCTTGCCCTTACTCATCATCTGCTCAAGGGCTTTGAAGACGCCGGCGGTTTCATCAGCCCTCATTCCGAGAGCGGTAGACGCCTTAGACACAGCCTCAAATACTGCCCGGCCTTTCTCGCCCTCCATGGTCGTGCCGCGAACCGCCGCCATGAATCTGCCGTAACTCTCCGTGGTGGTCACCAGATCCAAGCCGTATTTCTTCGTGACTGCGCGGGCGTATTCCATTTCACGAGCGCCCAGGTTCGCGCTGCCTGCTGCTGCGTTCATCAGTCTGCCCAGGCGTTCAACTTGCAGCTGCGCGTCGATGCACTGTTTGATGAACAGGCCGAGGCCCATGGCTGCGAGGGCCGCCGCCGCCGCTACCATGTAGCGAGTCGCGCCCGCGAAGGATGATCCGAGCTTGTCAGTTGCGCGTTCAGCCTTCTCGCTATTGCTGGCAAGGCTACTCATCTGCGCGTTGGCCTGCTGCACGCCTTCGGTCTTCACCTGGATCGCGAGCGTAGCAATGTCAACCATGTTCAATCCTTTGCCGGCGGCGTCATCTCGATACGAAATACATCATCAATGCCCGTCAGGGCGTCCATTTCCCACTGCTTCAGCGTGATGCCCTTCAGCCGCGCCCAGGCGTCAATATCGGGCCACGTTATCGGATTCATCGCCATGCCGCACGTGCGGCGACCGCTCAGTTCAGACCACCATTTTTCCCACAAATACTTTGCGCACTCTGGAAGCACGGGCAAGTCTTGTAATTCTGGTGCCGGTTTTCCGGTTTGTCGCTCGTATGATTCAGCGGCCTGAAGAACTGTTTGTTGCGGCTTTGAATCCTTGATTACCTTGTTTAATTTGAATTGGCTCTCCGCGTAGGTGATTATTTCGGCGACGAGCCCTTGATAAAATTTGCCCTGTCCATCAGCCCCGTGACTACCTGCTCATAAATCCAGGGGAAGCGGTTGAAAATGTCCTCCGGGTCGGTGAGGGGTGCGCCCTTGTATGCCAGGCCGTCGATGGACTTGGTACAGGCGATCACCTTGCGCTTGTCGAGTTCCTCGCGCATCTCAGGAGGCATGAACTTGCCACGGTTGCGCCTGCTGTATTCCGTATACCTCGCCTCCGCTTTGCGGCTCTCTGACCTGTATATTTCGGAATCCTGCCCGTACACTGTGGCGGTGGCTCCTATTTCGTCGCCCGTGGAAGGGTGGACTATCTGAATGATTGCGGTGTCGTCCTGGTCGAGTGCTGCGAGGTCGAATCCTTTCACTTCCTTGCTCATTGCGTAAATCCTTTCTGTTGAGGATGGAAAAGAAGGGGGATGCTGGCCGGAGTCAACGAAACCGGCCATACGGGGGAGGAGATGAACCGCTTAACATCCCATGCCAGTTACGGTGTCCTAGTGATCTTGATGGTGGTATCGGTTGCCGTGTAGGTTGCCGCGAATGCCAGCGATTCGGTGCGTGCCAGTTCTGCATCATCGCGGGTGTTGCTGGTATATTTCACGGTGCCAAGGTCGATGGTGTAGGCTTTCGTTGCCGACACGCTGCCAAGGATCAGTTTCAAGGAGGAGCCCACGCCATTGATGAACTTTTTCCGAAGCGCCTGGTCGATATAGTACACCGTGATATTGCCGCTCACTTTGAGGGTGCCGACGCTCACGGATTGAGCCATTGCCGAGCCGCAAGCAAAATTCGGCTCCACGCTCTGCTCAACCTTAAGATCCCATCCGGTGACGTGGGCGATGGTCGCGCCGCCTTCCTGGATGGTGCCGGTGAAGGAGTCGAAAGGAGCGATGGTGGTAGGCGCGACAACCGAGGTTGCGATTGTCGCGAGGTTTAGCACAATGCCTGCTGCTGCGGTGGCTGTGACAATACCGGTTGCCGTGGTGAACGTCATCACGGTGTCGGTCAGGGTGGTGATTACCCATCCGGTCGTGTTGTTGTTGCCTGCGTCAGCGTTCCCGAGGCCACAAACGGCATCCCCAAGCTGCCAGCCGTCAATGGTCTGGAATCCAGCGGATGCGCGGGTGATGGTTTTGGCGCTGGAATCATAGGCGAGGTTGACGCCCTTCGTCTGTGCTACCCGGGTATCACGGAAAATGAAATCAAGCGAGCCCTCCGCAATACCGTTGACTTTCTGGCTGATACTGAAACCGGAAAACTGCAAGCCGAGTATCCGCTCTACAATGTCAAGTTCGTCGGATGTTTCTTCAAAACTGAAAGTCTTGACCGCGTTCCCGACCTTCAGAATCTCAGCGGCCCATGCCCCGCCAGTGATAGCTTCAAGGATGCTGTCATACGTCCCATAGCTCCACTCAATCGGGATGGAGCCGGACCCGCTGCGGTTGCCGTAGGACATGGAACTTTCCATCCGGTCACTGCGGCGGTCCTTCGACATAAAGGTGTCGCGCTTCAGGTCGAACTTGACGCCGACTTTGCTGCGGAGAGTTTGATATGCACCAGCTGCGGCGGTGCCGGGGGTTACTTCGGGGAAAAAAGTATAGAGTGTTTTACTTCCATCGGTCGTAGTGAGTGACATGGTGACTCCTGTTATGCGTTAATTGGCTGCGAGTAGCCGGTATCGAATCGTAATTGGTATGTGGATCCAGTCCGTTTCCTGCAGCATCGGGCCAGGAAATGCCTTCTGAATCTGCACCGTAATGTCCGAGTAAGTCATCAGTGTGCCGCGTTTGAAGAAGTCCACGAGGTTGTCGCGGAGGGTTCCGGCTGCCGAAGTGCCTACCCCTGCGGGCGCGTAAATCGAAATCTGGTAGACGCCGCTGTGCCTGTTCTGTCCTGCTGCGCCGAGTTCTGCCTGTACCGGCTCCCCAGGGAGGAGGAAAGGGGCGAGGTACGTTGTTCCGGCGGTCGGGGTGTAGCTCACGTTCTCGTAGGCCACACTTGGCAAACTGGGGAAGGTGAGCAGTCGCGTCACGAAGGCGGCGCGGATTTTGGTTTCTGGCGCGCTCATTTCTTGAAAAACTCAGAAGCGGCCATAAATGCCCCGTAAATACCGGCCCACGTTGTGATTATGATTGTGTCTTTCAGCGGGGTTATCCCCATTGCGTGCAGCATCGCCGGACCCATCCACAGAGTTAAAAGTCCCGCGACATACATAGCCCTGCCCATCATCTCCCCCCGTAATGCGACGAAATCTCGCCCAGCGTTACCCGCACCATGCCTGCCGGAGCTTGCCTACTGCTCCCGTACTCAAGCGCCCCGATATAGGGGAGGTTGTTGCACAAGTAGATCGACCCGATGCAATTCCAATCGAAAGCCGCTTTCTGTGCCGCCGCGATTGCCGTCCCGCCGCTCTTGTCCATCTTCTCGGGGTAGGATGCTGTTGTCGGCGCTCCGACGGCCGGCGACCAGTTCGCCCTTGCCCTGCCGGTATCAACCGGAGTCTTGAGGACCACGCGTTCAAATGCCTCCATGGTGATTTTCTGGATCACCGTTTTCATCTCCGTTTGGCTCTTGGCTGCAAAACGGGCGAGATCGATGGAGAAGGAACCGGGCATTTTATCCTTTCCTTATGTGCAACTTGAATAATAGCGCCGTACCTGCCGGATTTACCGGAGAAACCGCGATCACCTTCCACACCACGCCGCCGATGGTCAGAGAATCCCCCGGCACCGGCGTTGCTTGATCCGCCGCGGCAATGGCCTGTCGGTCGCCGGATTGAATCAGCGTACCCGCTGACATGGTGAGTCCGTCGCGGAAAGCTGTCTCGATGCCGTAGACCGTCCATGTCTGTGTCGTTGCCCCTGTCGTGCTGCCCGCTACCGGGTCATACGTCCCGCCGGATACGCGGGTCAGGGTCATTGCCTGCCCTTTGGCTTTCAACGTCTTGGCGATACCGGCGGCGTTCATCGCTACCTCACGGGGGTGCTGTTGGGATGGTCCGTGTTGCGCACCGCCTTGATGTTGGTGAGATCCTTTTCCACAATGGCCAGCCTGTTTTCTGTGCTGTCGATCCTGCGCGTCACGTCGTATTTAAGGGCCGGGACTTGGAAAAATACCTGGTACCCGACAAGCCCATTCAGGAAGACGAGCAGCCCGATTCCTACCGTGATCCATGTCCGGGTACCGGAGTGCGCGGGACAGTAGATGTCAGAGTCTTCGGTCATTAGTGGCCCTCGCTATATGTCATCCGCGCACCGCGTCAGCGCTGCCGGAAGGTTTGAGATAGTCCGAAAGGAGCTGGTCAACGATCTGGTAGGTGGTTCCCGGCGTAGCCCCTTGGAAGTATTCCGTTTCGATAACGTCCACCTTTTCCCGCTTGACCCCTGCCGTGATGTCGTCAGCCAGGGGCGCGGAGAGGGCGCGGAGGGCGAGTTCACAACAGGCGTCTTTCAGGCGTTGGGGGATTTCGTCGTAGGGGAAGAGGTAGTCAGAAATCACCACATCATAGCGGGGCCATTCAAGCGCCTGAGTGGTTACACCGTCCATCGGCACAGGGCGCACCTTGTAGCCCTTCCAGCGGGCGCGGTACTTGCCGTCAAGGTAAGTGGTCGCCTTGCGTAGCGCGGCTTCCTTGACGGCATCTGTGCCGGTCCAGAGGGTATTTCCCCTGTTGGTGTGGTAGGTGGTTGCGTCGGCTGCGGAAATGTAGGACTCGGCCCCGCTGACGATCAATCCCGTTTCCGTTACGAGCGCCATTACTTACGCCCCTTCTTCGGTGCAGGCGCGGCGGGCTTGGCTTCATACAGTTCATGGACGCCTTCAACAAAATCCGTCTTGTTGATGACGTGAAATCCCTTCTTGCCGTCCCTCTTTACCTTCACGGTCTCGATCATGATACGTCACCGAGCTGAGTCCATACAGGTGCCGCAAGTGACCCGGAATTGCGGTACACATTACCGTTGGTGGTGTCGATGTAGAGAGCGCCGGGGAGGGATACGCCGATATTCGTACCTGCCCCGCCGGTGAGGGATGCTTTTGCCATTGCGGTGACCACACCCGAGCCGTCGTCAACGTCGCCAGTATCAGCGGCATAGATGGAAGCAACGACGAGCTTTGACGCTGCGGCATTGACGGCGGCCATTACCTGCGCTGCGGTAGATTCGATTGCGCCAGCTGCCCCGGTCTTGAGCGATACGGTGATTGCGGAGCCTACCACTGACACGGCAAGCGCCTTGTTGTTCCCGGCGGGGTCAATGTAGGTAACGGAAATGAGGTTGCCGTCCGAGCCGTATTCCTTGGCCGTGAAGGTCAGGCCGTTTTCATCTCCAGCCGGGTTGACATTGACGGTGGCTTTTGCAGCCGCTACAGGCGCGCCGTCACCACCATCAAGCATGGACAACGGGCTTGTGGTAACGGGCGAGATGGTAACGGTAGCGTTTGCGCTTACGTTGAAACTGCGCTCAATAAAATAAGGCCCGAAGGTCTTGGAAGATGCGAAGGTTGCGCCGACGGTGGCGTCTTCAACCTGTTTGATGCTGCCGAAGCCGTCCGCAACTTCGGCGGTGATGATATGTCCTGCCGGTAGTCTGTAAATCATCGTTGCCCCCTAAAAGGAGGGGCGAGTTTCCCCGCCCCGCGTTGGTTATCCCAAGAGGGTTGCGACGTGATCCGATTTCCAGCACACCGCGTCGTATACACAACGGACTTCCATCATGGTCTTGCGGTAGCCCTTGTATACGGCGATTTCGAAGACGAGGCCTGACCAGGGGTCCTGAATAGTCATCGTATCGACCGCTGCATCCCCGCCCTTGGGCAGTGCCGGAGGACGAACAACGAGTTCGACGGCGCTCTTATGGAGCGCCACGTTGCCGGTGTAGCTGTCGCCTATGGTCATTTCAACCGCATCGGCGAGGGTCGCCTTGAAGATGCCGGGGCCGTTCAGGATGATGTCGGCTTCGACTTCGGTGGTTCCGGTGTTGACGACATACTTGTTGGCGTCGCCCGCGAAGGTCACCACGTCGCCCGCCTTGATGCCGGTTACGTTGACCGTGCCGCCGTCCAGATGGATGGTGGTATCGCGGAGCACATACCCTGCGCCAAGGTCAACGTCATACCCGGTGCCCGCGCCCTTGGTATGTACGCCGATGCCTGCGCTTTCCTTCAACATAAAGCCCTGAAGGTCGAGCAGTGTTCCTTGGCGAAGCAGGGAAGAACCGCCCGCCTCGTTGACCTTCTGAAGCTGCGCCAGGTTGCGGAGCTTCGTACCTGCGGTACTGTTGATTACCAGAGAGAGCAGGCCGTCATTCGCGGGGCATCCGTTGTCAACGAGGATCTGCCGGACGTTGGCGATCTCGTTGAAATCGGAAGCAAAGGGGGTCGTACCGGCGGTGCCGTATGCGCGGGAGGCGCTCTTGTAGATGATGCCCCATAGGTAGGATTCAATGGCGTTGGCAATTACCCGCATAGCCTGTTGAATCTGGTCACCGTAGATGGTCTGGAAACCGCTGCCGTTGTCAACATGCTTCTGATCCTCGCCGGTCCAGGGAATCTGTACGCTGGCATAGCGGTTGACGCGGAGAGTCTTGCTGTCCACCGTCTGATCCGTGCCTTCCGGGATGGTCATCGCGGGGGTATCGGTTTCGTTCAGAGTCGGGGTGCGGGTGAAGTGGGAGCGAACATAATCGCCCTTTGCACACCGGAGGGAAGCGTCACTGTTGATGGTTACGGAAGGAATCAGGCCGATCAGTTCCCGGCCTACCTTGTCGGCTGCTTTGTAAATATCTGCTGCGAGGTCGGTCAGTGTGTTTGCCATGGGGTGTTACTCCTTGAATGATTAATCAACGACCTTGCCGCCAGCCTTTGAAAACTCCGATCTCTCAACCTGAGATGCTGCGTCAAATGCTGTGCGGGTCATTGTCTTTTGTGTGTTGCCGGTTCCATTGTTCTGCTGGCTTCCGCTTCCGCTTGAGCCGCTGGCCTTGTAAAGCGAATCCTTCATCGGATGGCTGTCAAAAAGTACCTGCATTGCCTCGTCAAACTGTGCCGGTTCGCCCGGCCTAACTTTGGAAAATATCTGATTACCGCTTGCGTCGTATGCGATGGTTTTGCCGCCTTCTATCTTGAAATTCTTCCCGAACGTCGCTTCCAGCATGTCGGGAGGGATGATTGACTTCTCTTTGATGAACGGTGACGACTGAAAGCGGTTACTCACTTCCAGCTTGTAAATGTGACCGTCCTTTTCTGCCAGGGCCGTTTCAAGGGCTGTCGCTTTCTCTTGTAGCGGCTTGACGGCGTTCTGAATCAGCTTCTGGATTGCCTCGTCATCCATGGCCTTCTTACCTTCCATGGACTGCGCGAATTGCAGCGCCTTGATTGCCGCCGCCGGATCCTCGATGCCTTCAAATGCTGCCAGCTTTTCCTTAGCTTCTTTGGCCGCCAGGCGGTGTGTTTTCGCCTCGCTGTTCAGTTCCGTGATTTTGGTCATCATGGCCGGAACGTCGTAAGGGATTTCCTGCCCTGCGTCGTCCACATAGACCGGCTTTCCGTCCTGTACCGCTGCGCTTCCGTCTGCATTGAGCTTTAGTTTCATAGCGTCTCGCTTTCCTTTTGGCCTGCTGGCCGGATCTGGTATTGAGCGCACAATATAGGGAGGAGTGAGAAAAATTCCATGCGTCTGTTGCACAAACTGGGAGAGGGAAATTATTTTTCAGAAATATCATTTTTATTGATATTTTGTATTGACAAGATTCAATTCGGTGGTATAATAGAGTCAAAAGATGGGAAATTGAGAAAGGGGGATGTCATGAAACGCACCTTGAAAAGTCTGAAAGCAGATGCGCTTGAGCATGGTGTCACGGTACGAAACGACGGCATTTACACTCGCTTTATTACCGCTTCCGGCGACATTGTCGCATGGATGGCAAAACAGAATAATGAGTGGGCAGGGTTTACGGCTGATCAAGATGTTACAGGCCGCAAGCATGGCAAGAAAGCTGATGTTATGGACTGGTGCCTTGATTGGGCAATCAACGGATTTTAGGGGGCACTATGAAAGACTACAGCAAACGATGCAGTTACAGCGGCCATGTTTTTGAAAGGGGTGATTTGCCTGTAATTGAAATATCGCGAGTGTCACCTAAAGAAAAAATTCAATACATGGCAGAGGGTGTGATTTGCCCGAAGTGTGGACGTGAATTGGTATTCCGCAATCACCCTATGACGTCAACACGCAAAATGCTGCCGATACACAATACGCCGGAGGTGGTTAAATGAAAATAAATAAAGGCGATAAGGTACAGCTGAGAGGGTTTCAACCAATGAGCACAATGGAACATTACGAGGGTTGTCGCGGGGTTGTCATTGATATTGAATCTAACGCTAATATGGGAGATATAGTTTTCGTACAAATTACTGACGGCACTGATAGAATTATTCAGACCCGGCGTAGATTCTGCGAAAAGGAGTAGACATGAGAGGCGGAAAACGTGAAGGGGCCGGGCGCAAACCCGGCTCCACCCTTAAGCCCCGCACCGTCCTGAAACAGCAGCGGTGGACCGAAACTGAATGGTCCGAGGTGCTGCGCCGGTCAAAAGAGGCCGGGATCTGCCCTTCGGATTATATTCGGGGGAAAGCGTTGAAAGGGGAATAGGCAATGAAAAGAGCACTCAAACAACTGGCTCAGGACAACCTTTTATTTGCTATGCAAATTGCGTTCGATCGGATAGCCGATGACGAAAAGGAATTACGTGAAGTTATGAGCAATCAGATGGAGAGAGTAGAGCGGCTTTTCGGATACAAGCCCGGATCTTTCGGCCGAGGTTGTTGAAATAAAAAAGCTCGGACGCGATGCCGGGCAATGCCTTGAGGGTAGGGGATGAAACGGGGAGAGGAGGAGGGATTAACCGAACACTTTCCGAAACGCCGCCTTGTTGCGGGCTTCCAATTCCTTGAGGTCGTACACCACGCCTGCGCGATCAGTGAAGCGGTCGATCTTTAACCCTTCCTTGAACAGCTTGGCGCGGGTGGCTCCGAGAATATCTTTCTGTACGTCTGAGTCTTGCCCCCGAAGCCATGCGTCAAAGGTTATGTCAGCGCGGACAGGACCGTCTTTTGATGCCCTGGTGGATACTGGCATTTCGTCCATGTCGATTCCGAGTTCCCGCCAGGATTTGAGCACAGGGATTTGAAAGGATCGGCAACGCACGTGCCGAGGGGGGAGGGGTCCCTGTCCTATCGGCCATTCCGTGCCGCTGAGTGATGCACAGATTATCGTCGTGCGACTGTCGAGGGTAGCAAGGAATTTCCACTTTGACACGACCGCGCTGTTCTTTTCGAAGGTCAACTGAGCCGCGTGATTACTGGTGTGATTGACCACTGTACGAACGATCGCCTCAGCATTTCTGCGATCCTTTTCGAATATGCCGTCAGTGTACCTGGATGCCCTGGACCCTTGCAGCCGCCGCACCATCTGTGGAACTGTTTCCCCCTCCACCATCCCGAGCCGTATCGCACCCCGGATTGCCTCCTCTTTCCCTTTCGCCAGGGAGTCGAAAATCTCCTCGAGGAGCAGCTTCTTGTCCGGCCCGACAGTGATAGGCACTTTCGACACAATGGCCGCCAGTTGCTCCACGGTAGGCTGCACAATGTTGAACGTGACCGGCACTTGGGCGGTAAGTACCGCCGCCGTTGCCGCCGCCTCTGCCGTCCCGAAGTCGAGCATGGCGGTTTTCAGTTCGTTGTGGGCCTGCCGGTATGTCTCGCCTGTCATCTCCCGGAGTTCTGACAACAACTTCTTCAGCCGCGCCGCCGTAAACGTCCCATCTTCCCCTCGGGCGATAATCTTCGCCAGGATCTCCTTGTCGGCATCGTTCAGCAGGGCGAGGATGTCCCGCACGACCTTCCCGGAGTACCGCCCGAGATTGACCTGGTGATGGATTGAGTAGTCGAGGAGCTGCTTGTTGATGTCTGTCATCTGATAGTGCCGCCGGTGAGCTTCCCGCCGCCTTGAAGCTTTGAAACAACGGCAGTTGAGCCGTAAATGTCAGCGGGGATCTGGTTGCCGAGAGATTGCCAGATATACCGAGTCAACGTGATAGGCTGTCCGTATGCATCGTTTCCCGCTGCCGCTACACCCCTTGTTGGCGAGGGCATGGATAACCCGCCGAGCGTTGAGGGCATGGCTGCCAACTCAGCCTTCACCCAATCCTCATAAGGCCAGGGCCAAAGGTCGGTTGTGGTTTCCGTGTTCCACCCCGTATCGCCGTTGAAATCCCCATCATGGCCGATACGCTTCAGGATGTTTGCGCCAATTTGACTACCACCTGACCCGGCAGTTGCCAGAGATGATCCGGTTTCGATACGCACTGGGTAGAGCAATCCATGAGTAAGCGGATCAGTCGTAATCGAATCGGATGGAGTTACATTGCTATTACCGCCAGTGCCGTAATAATCCCAATAACTTCCGGTCAAAGTTCCCACATCCCCATTACCTGCATACCCCTGCGCAGTCCGGGCAATGCTGTTTGTCACCGAAAAGGCACCACCAACAGTCGCAAAAGCGTCATTTTCAGAACCGGAGAATGTTGCTATCTGGCCCGTTTTCCACCCTGAAAACAGATCGGTGCCGACATTATAAACCGTAGCCCTATTTGCTGAACCGTGGCTCACAGCCAGCCCGCCAGCATTATTCACCGCCGAGAAATCAGTAATGGTATTAGTTCCTGAGTGAGTGCCTAGCGTTATGGCGTTCATTGCTACATTGATTGATATGCTGCCTTTAATGGTCAATCCGGTAGCGCCCATGCCGTGGAAAAAACTTCCCCCATATTCGATTGACTCATTCGCGTAGTATGCTGGCTGATCCGAGTCTATGGCGATACAGTTCAGGTAGGCATCGTCCAAGGTATAGTACGATGTGAAAATACCCATCGGCATAGTGGCCTGATTGCTACCATTTGAGTAATCCTTACGGGCAACTACACGCCTAAATACGTTATGTAGATAACCCTCCTCTCCTAAGTGGCTCATCGTCTGGTATCGCCCTGACCCCATCACCACGGAATCCTCCATCAGTAAATAGGGAGAATCCGTTGAAAATGACATAGTGTTGCCGGTCATAGATCCAATTAGCGCGCATTGCTTGAAATATATATATGACCAGTCGGTATAAAGACTGGCATTGTACATTCTCAATCCATAAAACTTGATATAGCTTTTTGCACCTGAATTTACAGGACCGTTCATCCCTAGGCCACTTGTAGAATAATCACCATTATCGGTTGACTCACCCCAAGTCACTTTGAGTGCAGATGAACAACTGTAACCGTCCTGACAGGGAATATTCCTTGCCCTAATCACAGTCATATTTGCTTTGCTAGTACCGTTTGGAGGAGTAGCCGTGTCCTGCTTGGCATGATTCGCTGTGCCAGTATATGTTCCATCATCAATCGTCATGGTATCGCCAGCACTCATGGCGGGGAAACCGTGTGTCACTATGTCAGGATAACAGTTGGCGTTTGACCAGTCACCAGTCGTCGATTTTCCGCTGGTTCTGGTCCCGCCGATTTTAACGTAGACATCGGCTGCAAATGAAGCAGTCGGAATGATAATTATCATCAATATAATTAAGTATCGCATTAGCTACCTTGCAGTGATATCAGATACACAAGCTGTGGAGTTGCGTTGTTTGTGCCGGTAAATGTTGTGCTTAACGATCCTGCGGATGTATCCACATGATCAGCCAGATAGTGAGCATGTGATGTGTTTGATTGCCTCCCAACAGTTCCCGATCCTGTCCATGTGACTGCGCCAGTGTTCGCTGTCTCGTCAGCGACGAACACAATGACTGCACTGTGGTCTTGCGCCACGGTAATTGACGGAGTGGTATATGGAGAGGTCATCCCTGTGTCGCCAGCGGTAGATGTGTCAAACCCGCCCACTCCGCTATATTCTGCCACTGTCCACCCTGGGTCTGATGGCGGGGATGTGATAGCGATTGACAGATTACCAGCAGACGCGCTCAACAGATAATAGCACCGGCTGAAGTTTGTAGCGGTCCCTGCGGTAGCAAGGGCGGTCCACCCTGACAGGCTGGTGCTGGTAAGTGCTCCACCTCCCGACACGCACGCAACTAAGGTATTCCCTGCCGTAACTCCCGATAATGTTATCGGGCCTGAGTCGTAGCCGGAATTTGAGTTGACATAGGTCGGAGCAGTACCACCGCCCGCCGGGGCCGTGTACGACGTATCTACCGCCGCCTGTGTAGCCAATGTCAACGCCCATGCCGGAGAGGTCAGGAGGCATAACAGAATGATTAACAAAAATCGCATATTACCCCCTTACCACGCCGCGTGAGCCGCAAATGTACTTGTCCCGATAGCGACCGCCTTGCAAGACCAGTCATAAGCCGATGCGCCGGTCCTCGTTGACCAACACGCGAAACTTTGGCCGGCTTGGGCAGCTGTCATGACTACCGCGTCTGCATCCGTACCAAACGCTCCTACGGTTCCATCTGCAGCGACTATCCGTATTGCGTCACCCGCTGCCGCCAAAACCCCGTAATGGTTGCTCTGTGCTGTCTCAACATCGAAAAAACAGGATAGGTTTGCCGCTGCCGCCGGGAGTCCGATATTCACATCAGCGGTGGTCTGCCCGTAGTTGCTGACATGGCAACGCGGATCGCTCATCTGCGCCGCCGTGAGGTGGACGTGCGCGGAGCCGTCAATCACTGCCGGGGTGGTGTTGGTTAAAACGGTGGCACCTTCTACCGAGATTACCCCTGCGCTTACACGCGCCAGAGTGGTATCGGATACCGCGCCGAGTTCGATTGTGGTGAATTGCGGAGCGGTAAGGGACGAAAGGATAGCCGTGCCGCCCACTGTAGGCATGTTGGTTGATTCAATGTCCGTTGCCCACAACTTCGTCACCCGGTTGCCGGTAGCCGCAATACTGCCGGTCATGGTCAGGTTGTTTGCTCCGAGGGCTTGCGTCCCGGTGAAAGTGTTAGCGCCGAGTATTGCAAGGGTACTCGTCGCAGAGGGAAGTGTTACCGTCACATCCGATGCCGCCGTGCCGGTGAGCAGAATGTTGTTCGTAGCTGCGTTGCCGATCCTTACGCCGCTGAAGGGAAGGGCGTTGGTTCCCACTGTCGCGCCGCCAGCCGTTACAGAATGAATGTCGGTAGTGAACGCCGGGGAGGTAGCAAGAGCAACAACACCTGAACCTGTCTCATCCGTAATCATCGATGCAAGGTTCGCGCTTGACGGAGAGGTGAGGAATGTCTGGACGCCAGACGCTGTGGAGTTGAGTAGCGTCTGAGCGGCATCAGCAATCGTTACCGTCCGGGCTGCTGTTGGTCCTGTAAAGGTAATCTGTCCGGCAAGTGGGCCGATTGCAGTAGTATATTCAGTTCCGTTCTGGTTGATTTTGAAAATGTTACCTTCAAAGTAGAGTTCGTCTGTCGAGGCGGTCGGGGATTTCGCCGTATTGTTTGTCAGTACCACACCGTAACTGCCGTCTGCGCCGGAGGGGAGTTTGCTTTCAAGGTAATCACGCACCGCGTTCTTGGATGCCGCAATAGCCGTTACACCATCCCATGAGGTTGCGTCATAAGCGGTATCCGCCACGAGGGCGTTGGCGTATGCCGTGGTTGCCAGTTTGGTGCTGTTATCCCCGGCGCTCTGCGTTGTTGCGGTTGTACCGTTTGGCAGGGCAGGAGTGCCGCTGACGTTTGCCGCGGTGCCGCTGGTATTCGCTGCATTCGCCGGGATGTCAGCACTCACAAGGGCACGGAACGCCGGAGCCGCCGCCGCGCCCGTTACCGGACCTGCAAAGATGTAATTTGCCGTCTG